GTCTATAGTCCTTTGTTGCTGCAACAAGACTTACCATTTTATACTTGGATAGATCATCGGCGCTATAAGGAGCATAAGACGTACCTGAGTTGTGCGCAATAAGACACCACTGGGATACGGAATACTACAACGGTATAGCAATCCAATTTATAGTGCATGTTATATTAGGATACGCTGATGCTGCATTCCAAACGTCCATAGTAAACCCAGTCGATGTTTTGTTATACACCATTTCGCTAACGGAAGGCCATCCCCATGTTTCAAACTTTGGAAACTGAATTGATGTTACTACAACATAATCTGTTTCGATTGGGGTGTTAAATTTAACTTGAACAACGTTATCGTTCAGGTTTGTTGTAAAAGTAACAACACCTCTTTGGGATACGGAATACTAAATTGGATATGAAACGCAAAATCCCCAATAGTTTATATAGTTGCCACGGTCATACAACTTAATGTCTCCGTTATGGTCAATGAGCGCCGACTTATTGTATGATGAGCCGCCCATAGAATGAAATACAAACGGTATATCTATTGACGGGCAATATTTAGACGGAAGCGTTCCAACAGTGCTATATTTATCATTCCCGCCAAATCCAAACCCACCAGAAGAAGTACCAGTAACGGTAACAATATTTCCAGTCTTTTTATATTTAATAAATTGGTTCAAAGCAACCCAATCCGCATCTTGGGATACGGAATCCCCAGTTAGCTTATAGCCCTTATTTTAGACTTCCTAGCTTTGTCGAATATCAGCTTCTCGACAGCCGCCTGAGCTTCTTGGCAGATGGTCTTGCGAGGGACAATATAGTGATTATATGCTGTGCTAATCTCTGTATGACCAAGCATCATGGCAACGGTTTCTATGCCAACGCCTGCTTCAATTGCAAGCGTAGCCCATGTATGACGCATATTAGTCATAGATACATATGGCACACCCATCTTCTTGCACTGTGATTTGATGGCGCGAGCTGCCTTATCGGGAGAGACATCGCCGATAAGAAGCCCATGTCCTTTAATCTGCTTTAGGCGCTGACGTGCAAACTTAGGTAGATAGCAAGACCTAGTAGACTTCTCTGTCTTAGTTTTTACTGTGATGATTTGACCGTTCACATATTGACGCGACTTGCTGATACGCACCTCGCCAGTCTTAAGATTGATATCAGACCATTCGAGAGCACAAGCTTCACCACGGCGCAAACCAAGAGTTACAGCACAGATAGTTACGGCTTCAGCCCAATGACCCCACATGCCGCGAAGCATATCTGATACCTCTTGTGCGTCTAAAACATCTGGACGATAAGGTTTAGGATGGTTTACTTCTATGTATGCGGTTGGATCGATAATATGTAGGCGCTTCTTGCGAATCCACCAACGGATAATTTGGCGAATACATTTAAACGCCTTTTCTCCTGCACCAGCCCTTTCAAATGAGTCTACCCACTCCTGCAAATCATCAGGGCAGATATCTTCAATCTCACATTCGCCCCATCGCGGAAGTACATGAAGGCGCATTGATGAGTCGTATCCAGCTACAGTAGATGCCGCCCTCTTCTGTGTTTTCTCGGGTAGATAATGCTGTTCATAGATGTCGATAAGTTTCATTTTTTAAATCCTTTCATTGAAAAAATCCCACGCAATTTAACTCGAAATGAGTATATAACTTGCGTGGGATTTTTTCAATGGTGCATATAAATTTATTTATATATAAATTAAAAGTTCTACAATTTTGAATATTAGAAAACACATTTTATGTTACAATATTAACCATATTTATAAACTCTAACGACCAAGGAGGTATGTCTATGTACGAAGTGCCTTGTTTAGACCTTAACGGAGACACAGTTAATAAATTTTATCAATGGGACATAGACCAGAAGATAGTCATTAATCTTGAAGGTTGTGATGAAAACTATCTCAAGAATGCACCAGAGGTACACTTTTGCAATACAAGTAGAACAGAAGCCTTAGTCGTTCGCTCTACGGTGTCAAACAACGATACTATAACTGTTGATGTCCCAAATATTTTGTTACAAGAAGCATATCCTTTGCTTGTATATGTATATCTGACAGATGCCAACGATTCGTCTTCGCAAAAGACAATTCTATATAGCGAGATTCCTGTTCGCAAACGTGCCATGCCAAGTGATTATCTATATGTCGAAAACATCACTCGCATTACCGCCGAGATGATTAAGAAAGAAATTGAGCGAAGCACACAAGACGCCAGAACAAATGCTATCAACGCTATCACATCGACAAAAAATAATGACTGTAAAGCCGTTGATGATAAAAAGAATAGCTTTATTACAACTGGCGAAGGCCTTGTGCGTACTGCCACGGATATCAAAAACAATACTCAAACTACATATAATAACGCCGTCAGCGTTGCCAACAAAACACAGGCAACAATTGAAACCGATATGAATAACCTTATGTTAAAAAACGGCCTTAATTTAAAAACCGTAAACGATGGAAGCGGCAACGTCAATTTAGCTATTGTCATTAAGTCATAATAGGAGGTGTGCTTATATATGTCAACTGCTTATCATGTTGAAACAATCGAGCGCATCACAGAACAAATGTTGGTTGAAGAAGTTCTTGATGAAACAGAGAATATTAAAACAGATACTATAGAGCAAGTAGATAAAATAAAAGACGCTGCTATTGATTATATCACAAAACAACAGCGCGATCTAATTAATAAACTTGCTGAAACTGGCATAAGAAAAGAATTAAGACAAATAGATAGCGATACTACGGCAATCTATAATAATCTACAGAAAATTGTGCCGAACACTGATGCCAAGATAGAGAATACCATCAGAAATAAGATTGTAAGTAATGGATACTCTATTTCACTTAATAATGATGGTAGCGGAAATGTTACCGTTATCTTAGGGAGGATTGCTTAGATATGAATGGAAATAAAATAATGAAATCTCTTGGCGGTATGGAAGTATATGACGAAGCCGTCAGAAAATATGTAAATGGAATTACTACTGCTGGGACTGGTGCTGCATATACCGCTACCGTGAAGGCGATTGATACTCTTGTCGTTGGCGCTAACTTTGTCATGGTGCCACATGTCACTAGTACTACTACCGCGCCAACTCTTAATGTGAACGGTCTTGGAGTTAAGAATATCAGGATGCGAATATCTACAGCTCCACAATCGACAATTCAGCTTACTAATGCTGGTTTTCTTGTTGCAAATAAACCAGTAAGGCTCGTATATGACGGTCAATATTGGATTGTAGATGATATGGTTCAGCCTAATGCCAATGGCCTATATGGTACTGTTCCTGTGGCTTCTGGTGGCACTGGTGGCACAACTGTTGAAGAAGCCAGAAACAACTTGGGTCTTGGAAATACAAGCGGCGCTCTGCCTATTGCCAATGGCGGTACTGGTGCAACTAGCGCCACTGCCGCCAGAAAAGCTCTTGGTCTTGCAAGGGATGATACTGGCACTATTGATATTTCTGTCGGTGGCACTGGCGCTACCACTGCTGCTGATGCTAGAACGAAGCTTGGTATTACTCCTGCCAACATCGGAGCTGCTGCAAGTTCTCATAAGCATAGCGCTTCAGATATTACAAGTGGCGCTCTATCAATTGAGCATGGTGGTACTGGTGCAACAAATGCGAAAGCTGCCTTGAATAATCTCGGTATTAAATGGGGAAGTACGGCGGCTCCCGAGAAGGGTGACCCAAATACAATCTATATCCAGTTGCTTTCTTAGGTGGTGATGTAGATGGGTTTAACTAATCCTACTAAAAATGCTTACCCAAGTGCATATGACGTTGTTACTACAACATGTGGTGCTTCTGTAAAAAAAACTAGTGAAACAGTTGCAACTGTGACGATTAGTATTGATTGTCATGGCACAGCTGGCTCAGGAGGTGGCCCTGCTCAATACGGCATAGTCGGACAGGTTGGCTATACATGTAATAATAAATCTAATTGGGCAGAGGTCGGCAGAGGTGTTGCGAATTATGGCGCAACAATTGTCAATGGCTCAAAATCATGGGATATCGAAAGAACAAATGTTGACCAATATTGTGAATGCTGGGCTAAAATTTGGGGTGAAACGGTTAACGGATATGGCGCGTGGGGTGCCAGCAACGGAGATGGCGCGAGAGTCGGTGTTACGATTCCAGCTCGCCCATATCATGCACATGGAAATCCAACTTTATCAACTATAAAAACAACTGCACACTACGGTGAAGTCTTAACGTTGTCTTTTGCCAAGAGTGGAACACAGGGCAATGCTAACTTTGACCACTTTGAATTGTATCAGGGGGACACTCAGCTATATAAGGGTACTGATACAAGCTATGCAGTAACACCTTCTGATGTTACTGGTGCTAATGGCGGTACTGTAACATATACTCTTAAAGAAGTGCATGAATGGTATGGTGGATATAAAACAACCACTACTTCTATCTCTATTAAGGTACAGTCTGGTGTTGTCACTATATACGATGAAAACAGGGTAAAGCACGTTGGTCTTGTCACAATGTATGATGAGCAGCGTGTCAAGCACTATGTATTGATTACCGCATATGACAAAGATAGTAATGCTCATAATGTGGTATAATATAGGCAACATAAGTTAGGCTGCGTTCTAAGGAGAACATTATGTCTGAAACATCAGAGCAATCTTTTATTGGCACAATATCAACCAATGAGATTTGGAGGGGGTAATGATACAAGTCGGTGTCTAACTGACGATCTAAATGCTATGGACACAATTCATGAATCTTTGTCAAGCACTTATGCCGCGAAGAATCATACGCACTCTGGATATGCTGCTAAAAACCACACTCACAGTTATCTGCCTTTAAGCGGTGGCACACTCACAGGAAATGTCACAACAAGCAAAGACATTAATATGGGTGTAGAAGCTGCTATACAAGGCAAGACATCAGACGGAACTTTAAAGAATGTATTCGTCCCCGTGTCTGCTGCTGGCAATACGGCAATTGGATATGATAACTATCAAAAGTCTAACGGAACAACCAATCTATACGGTAACTCTGTTCGTATTTGGAGTAAGACTGGCGGTCTTACTGGTTCTAATTATGGAGAAAATAAGGTGTTATGGAGCGGTGCTTTATACGTAAAAGAGGACGCTACTATTACCCTTTCTGGCAATGTGTCTGCACAACCTCATGGCATTTCTCTAATATTCAGTGCATATGACGTTGCCAATACATCTCCTGTTAATTCTAGCTGGAACTCTTTCTTTATTCCTAAATACGCCGTAGCAAATGATAACGGCGGTGGGTTCTCATTCATACTTGAGCGTGGTGGAAAGTTCTACAAGAAGTATCTTTATATTAATAATAATGAGATAAAGGGTAATGCTGTAAATAACAACTCAGCCCTTTCTCTTCATGGTCAAACAGTTGACAACAGAAACATGGTTCTTCGTTACGTAATCGGTGTTTAAATAATTCAGGGAAACAGATTAACTTCTGTTTCCCTTTTTTTTACGATTTTTGATTATCTTCTTTTTCAATAATGTATTTTAAATCACTGCGAATAGATTGTATTTCCTTTTGAACACTTTCTAATCTAGCCAGAATCTTTATTATTGAATCTTGTTGTAATGCCATTGTGAACAACTCCTTTTAGATATTAATTATAGTATATAAAAAAGAGGTTCAATTAAGAACCTCAGTGAGTGTAAGGTATTGTATGTTTGAGCCTAGTTGCGTAGACTTAGCTGAAGGAAATGGACGATAGTGTTTAAGCAAATCCATAAGCAAATATGACTCAAATACATACAACATTAATATAAGGTATTGCTTAATTTAAGCAAATATAGGAAATCTTCAAACCCTTATCTATCAAGGAGTTATAATTACTTACTCGTTGTTATCTCCTAGAACTCCAAATGCAAAGCCATTATATATATTACTTTATTTATATGGCGTTTGCAAGCCTGTTTAGAAATTTTACGCAAACGATACGCAACTGATTTAAAACGTAAAAAATAAATTTGCTTAAATTTCTACGCAAATTGAATCTCTACGCAAATACGCAAATAATGAATAAAAAAAAAGACTCCCATTATAATAGGAAGTCTTCTGCTTTTGCTACCTCTTCATTCAGTTTTGTCTCTAACAAGTGGGTATATTTCAAAGTGGTAGCATAACTAGTATGCCCCATGATTCTTTGTATAAACACTGGATCTAATTTCTTTTCAAAACACCTAGTAGCAAACGTATGTCTAAACGCATGTGGATAAATGTGTTCCATTTTTTCTGGCGCTCTGCCTTCTATTGCCGCATTATATTCTTCTTTTTCGTTGATGTTCTTCAATACCTTTTCAATGTTATGGGATAATGCATATCTTGTTACTGGCGAGCCAAGTGTTGTCGTAAAAACTAAATCGCCTAACTCTGGTCGCAATCTCCACCTACTTCCAAGCTTTGCTTTGTATTGGTCTTGTTTTACCTTCCAATCTTTAAATAGTTCTCCTACATTCCCGAAGAATGGAATAGTTCTGTAGCTATTGCTCGTCTTTGGTGTTGTGAGGTATTCCATTTTCTTACCGTCAACATAACCAATGCTCAGGCTTCTTTGTATTCTGATTGTTTTGTTTTGCCAGTTTATATCTTGCCATTGAAGACCGCTGAATTCGCCTATTCTCATGCCAGTAAGTAATAAGATTTGGTAAGCTTCATTATAATACTCATGTTCTATTTCATCTAAAAACATCTTCATTTCACGAGAACTCAAAACCCTACGTTCTTGAACAGCTTCATTCTCGTCTTTTATTGCTATATTAATACACGGATTAGACTTAATGATTTGATTCATAACCGCTATATCCAAACACTCTCTGAGTACGCCAAGTGCTTCTCTCAGCGTTCTTGCCTTGAATTTACTAAGTAATTCGTTTGTTGTATCTTGCATATTCATATGAGATATATTCTCTATCTTTTTATCTCCTATTGCAGCAATGTATGTGTTGGATACTTTTCTATGATATGCCCTTTTGGACACTTCCGACTTCAATGCTGGCTTTTTGTATTTTTCAAACCACTCTTCAAACCATTCAGACAGTGTAAGGTTTGGTCTAATATTCTTTTCGTCTCTTAGAATCTTAATTTTTTCTTCTTCAAAACGTTTCTTTAATGTTGGTAGATGCATATCATAAAGACACAGCTTAACACCGTTAATCATACACCGCGCTTCAAAACGTTTATCTTTTCGTTGACTGTATCCGCGCCCCAAGTCTTTGCCTTTAAGGTCTTTTCCCATGATGTTAACACACCTTTATAATATATTTTTACAACAATATTGTATCTTTGTTTTACGTAAATTACAAAAGATAAGTTCTATAAAGAATATTTGCACAAAAATGGGGCTATAACAAGCCCCATAACATATATATTTAGTTGTTATTTAGATTATACTTCTTGTAAATCTCTTCTTTTATCTCAACGTCTGATTTCGAATCAAGATAAGCATACTCTTTCATATACCAATCAGACTTATCCATATCTTCTTTGCCGCCCTTATCAAATGCGCGCTTGCGATATTTATGTGCATTTAACTTACAGAAGAACATCGTCTCCACAACGCCGTATAGAAGAATCATTTCATCAATACATTCAATACCATGCTCGTAATGAGCAGGATGGTTCACAGCATCATGCTCTTCGTCATTCTCTTCGTTCACAAACACCTTTTTAATTGCGTTATTGCTGTTCATGCTGTTTACAAACGTAATAACCTTTGTAAGCTCAACTGCGTCACCGCTAATAAGGAGACTGCCCATGTCATTCTTATCATAACGAACTGTTGCCATATTACTCATCCTCTCCTGTAATAAGCTCTGAATGCGGAAGTGACTTAATCCAGTCGCAGAACGTATGCCACTCATCAAGTTTATGATTCTTACGAGACTTATACATATTTGCAAGAACCTCATAGTTTAGCATGACGGTACGCTTCTGGTTATATGAACTAGGTAGAAGCTGAATCATGTACCACCAATACTTCTTGTCCTTGGTTTCGTTGTATAGTTCACGATAGACATTTAGATGACATACGATGAAGTCTAATAAGTTCTCTGAACTCCTAGTCGTGTCAACCCAGCCTTCTTCGTGGATTGGCTCGCCATAGATTTCATTTGATAGATGTTCATGGCTGAAGTCATCAACGGTAAACTCTTTAGCTTGAATTTTATGCATGGTGCTACACGAATTGGCTACAGTGCCTACCTTGTATGTGTCGTATTCTTTGTACCAGTATAGCGGAGCAGTGATATCACAATACACGACAATCATACGGAGATATTTACGATGATCTATGCCAGCGTTGCGAAGACGCTTCATAAGTCCTAGGTCGTTATCGCCAATTTCAAATACGCCCTTATATGAATCTCCGCCATAATACTTATATTCGCTATCGCTCTTAGCCCAAGAGTTCATGGGGTTACGCATACCACGGATAGCGGGTTCTAATCCACATATTTCGGTGTTTTCAATTTTTAGCATACATCCTCCTACTTATATAAAGTGCCAAAAGACTAATATCTTTATATGTCTTTTGGCACCATTATAGCATATATATTTATTTGTTTAGGTAGGTATCAATGGCAATCTCTAAAAATTTTAGATAGTCTTCCCAAAGACCTTTAGCATATACGTAAGCTTTTGTATCTCTAGAAAGACACATGGCTTTAGCATCACTAACATAATCAAACGGCTTGCGCTTTCCCTTTGGACGAAGCTTCTTGGCTAAAACTTCATTTAGGAAATTTTTATTCGCAGTTCTGATTACACTCATACCACTAGAGCCAAGCTTTGAAACTAGACTTTTATAACGAGCAAGCTCATTTTCGGGTATATCTACCTGCGCTTTTGGTAGGTTCTTTGACGAGAATGGGCTAGTTTTCGCACCACTGGTCTTAGGCTTCATTAAAGAAGCAACTTGATCCATATCAGAAGCGTTGAACTTAAATACTACCTCTTCATCTGATTCATCGCAGTCAAAAACATTTACACCATTCTTCTTTAGGGCTTTGACCACATTATGACCACGTTGAACAGATGGGATGTAAGCAATTAGTTTAGACCTGCCATAATGCCAGATTCTTGAATTATAATAACATGGAATATATACGTTATCCTCATCAATCTTACCATTGCAATCATGGCAGAAATCATTTGTGGCATTATTGATAACAGGTAGAATGCGATACACATGCTTATAATGATTAACTAAATAACTACTCACTGAACCACCTCCACTATTTAAACTTCACTTCATATTCAATAATTGGCTCAGCGACATAGCATGACAGAGCGCATGATACCTCGACAGCTTTCTTAGGAGAATGATTTAAATATAATGCTGCGTTTGCAAAATCCATCCCAGCGCCAATGGCTTCATAATTCTTAATGCGATAAACAAGCAGTCCGCTTATGTAAAATGCTTTTTCATCAAACACAAGAATATACGCATTCTCAATATCGCCGTCTGCACCAAATGTTTTCTTCCACTTTGAGAACTCTGCGACAAAACCGAGAACGTCTTTCTCTGTTGCGCTCAATGGCTTATGCGTTTCTGCATAGAGCCACATTAGACTGCCTTCGTCAGCATTGCCAACTGTGCCGATAATCATATCGTTTACTTTACAAAGCTTTGTAAAATTGCCATCTGTCTTCTTGGAAGAGCCGTAGCAGACAATGGAGTCTGCTGCGACTTTAATTTTATCATCATATACTTTTACCGCGACTACGCTCATATAAACACCTACAGATAATCCCCGATAGACCAACCACTTAGTACACCGTTGCCAATAAGATACATCATAAACATATCCACAGATTCTTTTACCTCAAGAGCAGGTGCAAACTTTGGGTTATGTTCAAGTATGCTCTGATAATCATATGGCTGAAGAAATTCTTCATCCAATACGTCAATTCTTAAATCTTCTGGATTGTCTTTTGGAATTATGACGCTGAATGTTATTGTCGGATATTTATGTACGTGCTTACATAGACACCACGACCCCGTACCTAAGTCTGTGAAGCCAAGTCTATGCATTTCATCATCGGAAAGAATATGCGCTTTTACATTTGCATTCAATCCATGTTTATTAACAGGTACTTTACGAAACATGCAACGCGCCTTTCCAATTGGGCGAAAGCATTCACATGCGTTTAAGTCTTTATCAATATCATCATACTTGACCTCACAAGGGATCGCCCAGTCATTCCAGCCAAGGTAGTGTTTACATACATTACATGTATACTTACCTTGCATCTGTTGACCCCAGACCACCATTGCGCACGGCAGTAGTATTATCGTCTAGAGTAACACCGAATGGAACAAATACGCCTTGCACAAAGCCGTCTCCTTTATTAACCCTAACGCTTTTTGTGCCGTTATTTTGTAACTTTACCATGATATGACCTTCGTTGTCAGCATCAAAATAATCGCTATCAATTACAGAAACACTTGTAGGCATAGACAGCCCGTGTTTAAAACCTAGGCTACTACGAATAAACAACAACATAGTCCAGCCGTCATACATCTCACAGCGAATACCAGTCGGAATCTTAATGGAGTCGTTAGGCTCAAGAACAAAGCTCATAGGAGAAAAGAAATCATAACCTGCGCTCTGAGCTGTGGCACGCTTAGGAAGCTTAATACCATTGTAGATATTGCGAAGATGCTTCTCAAGCTTGTCGTTATCAGTCTCGTCCTTTAGAGCATCAAAAGTGTCAAGCCAATCATCATGAAATCTGTTGAAAGACACCTTAGAAAAATTTGCCATGCGCTGCATATAAATCACCTTTCTTTGTTATCGCATATAACGTTAATTATTATACAATACAATCTTATTTGTTGCTATAGTTTTTTGAACATTTATTACACGCTGATTTGAACTTCCACACCACTTTAAAGATATGTCGTTAAGCTCGTCAACGTATCTGCCATCGACAACTACATCACACATAGAGACAATATTCTTTCGAGCTGTTTTAATTTTGACAGTCTTAAAGAAGTCCAATGGGTTTAAATCATTTAACATGGTTGGTTTAAAGATTTGCTCCCACGTAAATCCAGTATACAACCAGATTTTCTTATCTGGAAACTTGGCTTTAATATCTTTAATGAGAGAAAGAACATCATATACATTCTCAGGCTCAAGTGGTTCTCCACCAAGGATGGTTACTCTGGCAACAAACGGCTGCGCAACAAGCTTAAGAAACTCTTCTTTAGTCTGCTTAGTCCATTCTTTGCCACCAGTAAATCCCCATGTTTCACTGTTAAAACAGTTCTTACAATGGGCGCGGCACCCTTGTACAAAAAGAGAAACGCCGATGCCGCTGCCATTCGAAATATCCATTTTACGAATTAAAGAGTATCTTATCTTAATCACCATCTTCCACTGGCATATCGTCTACATGAAGAACGCGCTCTTTAATTTCCTGAGTTCTGCCAGCGTTCCAAAAGTTACTTCCAATGTCCTTACTACCCTCGGTTTCCCGATATTTATTAGGGGAGTAGACTATACAATCTAATCGTTATAATGATTAGTCGGTATTATAGTCGTTGAAGGTTTCTCCTATTTAGGAGACTTCCCTGCGTTTGATTACCCAATTCTTAACGATGTTACCATACCAAGTCCGTTACTACTCGCCGCAATTATATTACTATAATTGTTTGGTTGTTAAGACTCTAAGGGCTTCCCCGCAATTTAACCGATTTAACGTGGACTACATTTTACTTCAATCCACATGTTCTGCGTGCCACGCTCATTTTATCATGGTCACGGTTGCCGCAGTTGGGGCATTCCCAAACAAGCTCGCCAGTATCCTTATCCTCTACAATAAGGATCTCCTTGTCCCAACCGCATACCATGCAATAATCGCTCTTTGTATTCAGCTCAGCATACATAATATTGTCATAGATAAACTGAATAATCTGAATCACTGCATCGATATTGTTTGTTAGATTTGGCACCTCAACATAGCTAATGGCACCGCCCTGAGAAAGCTTCTGGAACTTAGACTCGATAGCAAGCTTGCTAAACGCATCAATGTGTTCGGTGACATTAACATGATAAGAGTTAGTAATATAATCCTTATCAGTAATGCCCTCGATTACACCAAAGCGCTTCTTCAAACACTTGGCAAACTTGTATGTGGTAGATTCAATTGGGCTACCATACGGACTGTAATCAATGTTTTCTGCTTCCTTCCATTGATTGCATTTGTCGGTAAGTGCCTGCATTACCTCAAGTCCAAACTTCTCACCAATATCACCGTCTGTATGGCTATGACCAGTCATATATTTTACGCACTCATAAAGACCAGCATATCCAAGTGAAATTGTTGAGTATCCGTTGCAAAGAAGCTTATCAATCTTCTCACCCTTATCCAAGCGAGCGAAAGCGCCATGTTGCCAAAGGATAGGTGCTACATCAGATGGAGTACCCATGAGCCTATTGTGACGCGCCTGTAGTGCCTTGTGGCAAAGTTCAGTGCGCTCATCAAAAAGCTTCCAGAAGTTATCAAAGTCGCCGCCAGACGATAGCGCAACATCAGGAAGGTTGATTGTCACAACACCTTGATTGAAGCGACCATAATACTTTGGTTTGCCGTCATAGTTCTTAGCCTTTGCAATGTTATCATATCCATTACCACTGCGGTCTGGGGTAAGGAAGCTTCGGCATCCCATGCAAGGATAGCAATCGCCATTGCCAACCTTTTCGCCTTTAGATAGCTTATATTCCTTCATCATCTTCTCAGAGATATAATCAGGAACCATACGCTTCGCAGTACACTTGGCGGCAAGCTTGGTGAGATAGAAATACTTATCGCCCTCATGTACGTTATCATCCTCAAGGACATAAAGCAGCTTCGGGAATGCAGGTGTTACCCATACACCCTTCTCATTCTTAACCCCCTGAATGCGCTGATTAAGAACCTCTTCGATGATTAGGGCAAGATCGTTCTTGGTCTGCTCATCTTTTGCTTCATTGAGATACATGTTCACGGAAAGGAACGGAGCCTGCCCATTGGTAGTCATAAGCGTTACGACCTGATACTGAATAGTCTGAACGCCACGCCTAATCTCGTCCTTTACCATAGACTCTACAATATCATTGTAATTGACAATCTCGTCATCTGTCTTAGGCTCATGTCCGACAAACTCGACATATGTATCCATTGCTTGCTTCTTAATCTTCTGTCGGCTCACGTCAACAAAAGGAGCAAGATGTGTAAGGCTAATAGTCTGACCACCATACTGGCTTGATGCAACCTGAGCAATAATCTGGGTGGCGATATTGCAGGCGGTGGCAAAGCTATGTGGCTTCTCAATCATGACGTTAGAGATAACAGTGCCATTCTGAAGCATGTCCTCTAGGTTGATTAGACAGCAGTTATTAAGTGCATTCTGTCCAAAATAATCCATATCATGAAAATGAATGATGCCAGCTTCATGTGCTTCAACAACATCCTCTGGCAGCAAGAAGCGCTTGGAGATATCCTCACTTACAACGCCAGCCATATAATCACGTTGAGTTGTGACAAGACTTGCGTTCTTATTTGAATTCTCGTTATTCCAATAGTCGCTTTCTCCACTTAGCAGCTCCATAATTGTTTCATCTGTTGTATTGACCTCACGAATAATCTTGCGCTTATAACGGTACTCAACGTAGTGAGAAGCCACATCCTTGCGAGAGGTTGCCATAAGCTTATTCACAACCATGTCTTGAATATCCTCAACGGACATTTTCTCTTTCTTGATATTTGCGATTTCATTTGAAATCTTACTTGCAATCTTATTTGCGTCTTCGGTAACATCGCCATCGACTTCAATAAATGCTTTCTTAATAGCGTTTGAAATCTTGTTCTTGTCAAAAGCGTCTTCTCGTCTATTTCGCTTAATAACAAACATCATACGCATTACCTCCTAATTAAAGCATATAACTTTATTTGATACAATTAAATATTATACAGCATTTAACCACTAATATACATAAGAATATAAATTAATATTCAAAAATATTTCTGTTGTATACCTTGATAGTTTTAATTGGGCCATCCCAATCTTTTGAACAGTATGACATGTCACCGTGGAACTTAATATCCTCATTTAGAGCATCTGAATCAACGATAAATTCACTCATACATCCATTGTGTTTTGTGATAATATTGTCTGAATCAGTGTCTACATCAGCCTTTTGATCGCCCAAAATACACGGGATAACAGTACCATTTTCAAGTATGATATCAAAATACTGACCAACATCAGATGTAAAATATGTACCGATAGCTACGATATATCTGCTATCAGCCATCCTAATACCGTATTCGCCAGTCTCGGCATAATGCTGTTGTAGCCTGTGCTGTTTAGAATCGGTATTAGTTATCGTCCTATAATCCATGAAAGATTTAAAGCCGCTGTTCTCAGGAGCATCATAAGTCTCATAGCTTACATACTTTGCAGTTAGGTCAACATCCTCATCAACAGGCTCTTCTGTCTTCTCTTTGTCTTTAACAATGGCAACATCTATATCATCAACATCTTTGCCATCATTATTACTATGAACTGGCTGAAACACGAAATACAAAATGCTAAACAAAAGAATTACAAATATACCCAACATACCAATAGACACTAGGATATCTTTATTCTTCAATCCAATCACCTCTTTGCATATAACATTAGGAGTTTGCAGTATATATAATACCACAAACTCCTATTAATATTATGCAGATTTTATGTCAATCTATCCTTGCATATACTCCATTGACTTCATCAATTCCTGCATGAAAGTCTGCCTTGATAGATTTGCTTTCTTTTTAACCGCCATATTGACGGCATCAATAGAGCCTAGATGATAACAGCGATTTTTTGTACGGCTTACACCAACATAGAGTAAGTTGCTATTGAGCATAAAGATATCACTCTTTGTCGTGCAAAGGATGACATTTTTGATGCTACTGCCCTGTGACTTGTGAATTGTCATGGCATATGCAAGTCCCACCATAGTCATATCATACTTAGAATACTTAACAATGATACCATCAAAATCAAGCACAGCATATGTAGCGCATACGTATACAATACGCGCGGTTTCGCCATTTGCAACGAACGCCGTTCCCTCTTTTTCATTTATGGTTCCATGTTCATCACATATTAAGGCACTATAGTTGTTTTGCTTTTGGACAACTATGTCATCATCATAGTATTGTACATCTCCAACTTTCATATGCCTTTGAGCGCCATAATTTTTATTAATGGCTCTTTGAATCCTGTTGTTAAGCTTTACCGTGCCGTACTCTCCTATATTCTTAGCAGTAAGAACCTGAATGTCCTCCATGTGTTCGCCATTTTTCAATAGCTTTTTGTATAGCGCAACTGCATTTTTAGGAACATCTTCTTTTGCAAGGTCGATGAACACATAGTCTTTCTTTGTCCCGAACCAAGTAGCCTTGTTTTTCATACTTGCATCAAGATATGTCTTGCAGAATCGCGTATCTGTCGCAACAGTGGATACGCCACCTTCGCCATAGCGAAATACTGTAGTCAATGTCGTTGTCGGGATAGCATCGCTCTGCATAAAATCATGAAATAAATTACCACATCCAACAGAGGGTAGCTGCGCATTATCTCCAATCAGCATCAGCTTTGTGCTATTAAAGTCGACAGCGTCAACAAGATGCGCAAACAAACTAACATCAACCATCGAACATTCATCGACTATGACAACATCGCAACAAAGCTTGCAATCTTGATTATAAGTCCAACCGACTCGTGGATTGTAGCCAAGACCCCTATGAATAGTAGAGGCTTTTCTTCCTGTGAATCCAGATAAGACCTTAGCTGCCTTACCAGTTGGTGAAAATAGCTCATACTTCTTTCCATTGTCTTCAAGCATCTTGATAACAGCTTGCGTTGAAAAGCTCTTACCAGTACCTCCTGCGCCATTGAGAATACTGATGTTGTATTTGCATAAGTATTCAACAGCCATCATCTGCTCATCAGATAGCTCGAACTCACCATCCTTGCTGTACTTCTCTACGTCAAAATCCCAAACGTTATTTGGGTTAAATATATTGTTCATAATCATATATGCAATATGTTTTTCTTTCTTAAACGTACTTGAGAGAGCGATAGACATAGTGTACTTATCATAGTAAATAGCATCATCCTGAATGGCGTTGACGAAATGGTCTGCATAAGATGGAACCATGTCATAGCATTGCTGGCGCAAGTCCGCAAGATTCATCTTCGTGTTGCCTTCATTCTCGTTCTCTTTAAGCAAATAGATAATGCAGGCAAGACACCTATCTTTACTAGTTTTTACATCATACCCAAAATCAATAACACCCTCTTTTTGCAGATTAAGGATGATGGAATCGGCAATCTTATAGCCCACACCGCTGACGCGAGTAAGCGTAGCATATGGCGCATCCTTAAGACGCTCCATTAATACATCAACGTCATTGTATTTATCATAGATACGCTTAATCATACTAAGTGAAATAGCGCCTTTAAACTCAGACACAATGTCAACGAGCTTAAAGTTCTCGATAATCTTTTCTTTGATTCTTTCAAATGTCTTTTCGCCAATGCCATAGAGCTTATCGACATCTACGATATCATCCTTACCCTCCATGACGATATCGATGATATCAGGATAGTTCTCATAAAGAACTTCTGCCTGATTCATAGTAAGAATCTCTTGTAAAAATGCCTTAACATCTGACGTTTTTGTAGGCATATCCCTACGTACATTTACACCACGATAGCTTATGCCATATTTTGTCTGCTCTTCTGTGGCGACAACATCATATTCAATACCGATAACAAGGTCTGACAAATCACCGATAAGAGAAACGTTGTCAAACTTATTGTGTTGGATATTAGGATATGAAACATCGTCTACATCAAGAGCATAAGTTTTGAAATTAGGAGAAGAGTAGACACATTTAACAACAGTGCCTTTAAACTCTACCTGATTGCTATCCATTGTGTCTACCCTTTCATACATTCATAGCTTTCGAGTACAATCTCGCGCTCATCTGACTTTTGCCATTCGCCATTAATCTTCTTGCTCTTGAAGTCGTATGCAAATCCCTCAATCTTCAAGATAGAATACATGCCAAATGGACTTTCTTTGAACACCTTTGACTGCTTAATTCTACACCCTAACTCTTCACCATCACAAATTCTACGCAAAACAAGATTAGGAGTACAGGGATTCTTGTATGTCACAAAGCCAGTAACAATATAATAATCGTCTGCCATATTAGGATTAACATAATTCACATAGCCAAGATAATCCATCTCTGCCCTTACTTGTGAAACAATATCAAGAGATTTATCCTCAAGTCGATTGCAAAGTTCATTAATTAAGCCTTGGTTATCGAGCTGTCTCCACTGTGATTTCGTCTCCTTACCAGCATACTTCTGCATCAGATAATCAGATACACCAAGCTCCTCCATCTTCTTTTTGGCAATAATTTTTGAGTTAGCAAACTTATCATAGATATCAACAACGTCTAACAGATACTTATTCTTACCAAAGTCCGAAAAGAAATTAAGACTGATAAGAATGGTTAGCTGCCTAGAGTTAATAGAGGTCTTATCTTTAATGTCCTTAAGCAGCTCAGTAAACGAATCATACTTGTTCTTAGATAGTTCAAGTAGTTCATCTGCAATTTGACGATTACAATGCTTCACACTGGCAATACCTTTGTATACACAGTTCTCCTTCTTATCCATTGTATAATCAGCAGTTGACTTGCCAAACTTAATTGGCTTTAACTCAATGCCGTTTCTCTTTGCATATGCAATAATCTCCAAGCACTTGGCATCGTCTTCTGCATAAATGTTTAAAGCTGTTGTAACTGTCTCAAGCTTGTAATAACAACGTAGATAACCAACAACATAGCCAAGGAAACTATATGGTACAGCGTGGTTATGTGAAAACAGATATGAACTAGCATCAATAATTACCTTGATGAAGTTCTCAATAAGCTTATCTGCTTCCTCTTTTTCTACTCCATACTTTTCTTTCATTGTCTTGATAAATCCTTCCTTAATCTTAGGAATAAACTTATCAGTACCAGTCTTCTTAGCAAAGCCACGGCGAACAATGTCAGCTTCTCCCATTGTATAACCACAGAAAGAGTGCAAGAACTCGATAATCTGTTCCTGATATACCAAGTATCCTAGTGTTGGAGCCAAGAACTTATTCAGCGCTTCATGTCCATTATCACGATATTCGCCAACAGAAAGCTCCTCTCGATAACTTGCACCAGCGGGTCGAATTGCGCCGTTTGCCATTGACATCAGTTCGATATATGAAAAGTCTGGGTTCTTTTCTCTAATCTTCGCAATCGTCTCATCGCTAAACAGCTGCTTGATATAGTCACCTGCATATGAAGATTCAAACTGAAAAATCATAGTGCAATCATCCCTAATCTCATTCCATACTTTCACATCATCAAATGAGATATTATCAGGAGTAATTCTAGGAATGCCAGCTAAATCACAGGTTTCATTGATAAGACCAACGCAATCAAGACCAAGGACATCGAGTTTAACAAACTGTAAGCCATCAAGCTCTTTCATGTTGATTTGAGAAATCATATTGTCATTTGACTTAGTGCTACAAAGACCAAACCACTCGTCAACAGGATAAGGAGAAACAACCAGACCAGATGGATGATTGCCAATTGATACGATTGTACCTTTTACAATATCAACATATTTAAATAGCTCTGGATATTTATCTGTATAGTAGGTATCAATGCAATCTTTCTTTTTATCATCTTGGTAAACAGCATCGCTAATAGTCTGAGTATCCTCAACGCTCATACCAAGCGCCCTGCCAACATCTTTAATAGCACCCTTCATGGCAATAGTGTTGAATGTAACAATATCGCAGCAATACAAACCATCCTTATTGAACATATAGTCTCTTACTTTATATCTGTCTTTCTTAGACCAGTCTGTATCAATATCAGCAAGTGACACACGCTCTTTATTCATAAAACGTTCAAAGTTAAGGTTGTATTTAATTGAATCTACCTCTGTAATACCAAGAAGATACGCAATTACACTGCCACTTACCGACCCACGAGAATATCCATACGACACACCCTGTTTTTTAAGAGCAGCCTTATAGTCCTCGTCAAGTAGCAGAAAGTCAACAGCTCCATTATGCTTATATGTATCTAGCTCATATTGAATCTTCTTCTTGTACTCATCAAAGTTTGGATATTTATTAACCCCCCTCTTCTTAATGCCATCAACAATCTTCTTTTTTAATGTGCCTTCAGAGTCAGCATACAGCTTGGGATACTTCTTTGAATAATCAAGCTCGAACTCTTCAATAGAATCAGCCATAACATTTGTGTTATCAATTGCCTGCATATATACATTCTCTGGTAGCGAGTTCTGAGTCTTATATGCAGCAACAAGCTCGTCATAGGTCTTGAAAGTTAAATCCCAATCATCTTCATCAGAAAAGAACACGTTCTTGGCTTTTTGAAGAATCTTTCGCCCCTCAACATGCTCGTCATTAAGGCAGTGTGTATCTGTGCCAGCAATCAGAGGAATGCCAGTTTTCGTGCTAATAACATATAACATCTTATTATATGTAATTTGATCTACACAATTATGATGTTGAATCTCAAGATAGCATCTATCCTTATTAGTAATAAGGAATTTCATAAATCTCTTCTTTGTATTATTGCCACCCTTGTTTAATACACCGCCAAGACAAGCAGTTGTAATAATGATATTGTCCGATGTTGCGAACAGCTCTTCAAAAGTAATGCGCGGCATATAGTAGAAGTGATAATCGTCTCGATGAAATGACTTAGACACCATCTTATTAAGCTCTTTAACGCCATCATAGTTTTTAGCAATCAAGACACAGTGATAGTTATCCCTATGCTTATCTTCTGTATCGCTGTCTTCTGTTAGGTATGCTTCTACAGCATGAATGTATTTCATACCAGCAGATTCAATCGCTTGCTTTTTATGAACCCATTCAAAGATGCAACCATGCTCACTAAACGCCATAGCCTTCATACCAAGAGAAGCTGCATAATCCACATACTCTGTATATTTTGTAACTGAATCCACATTAGTAACACCATTACTAAGATCACTATGTAAATGATACACACAATAGTTACCCTGCATATATGCACCCTCTCAATAAAAAAAATAGGGGAAACAAACGTCTCCCCTAAGTATAACATATATTCACTTTAATGCGCCTGTATTTTTTTATCGGTTTGAGATAAAAAATGCAATTGCAAACCCGATAAACATTATCAGTATGCCAGCAAAACCAGACAGCAAAATCTTAATAATCGTTATGCCGACAATTGTTGCAGTCAAAGTGCCAGCATCAAAACACTGGCAGGCGTAAATAATAGGCTCAACTAGCATTACCCAAATGCTTACATAGAAGCCAATGATAATACTAATTGCATATACGATAGCGCCAAGCCAATCACGAATCTTATTAAACATATCCATACTATTACTCTTCATCATCATCAACAGTACGGCGCGGAACAAAAACTATATCGTCCATTACGCCATTCTCATCATGTAGCACAACGCAATCAAGCTCATCGTTGATTGCAAGATACTCCATATCAACATCAAACTCTACCATATCAACCACCTTAAAACAATAATTTTATATATCAGAACGCTTAAGCACGTATCGATTACCCTCTTCTACCACCCAATTAGTATCGAGAATAGCCATATTATCACGATATTTAATCTTAACTTCTGACCCGTAACAAAGAACTGGGAAGTAGCTAAGCGGCGTGTTCAACAAAATGGCAAATGATTTATCCATATTGTCATCTTGATATGCCCATACGTTTTCTGTTATACCATCTCTGCACTCGATTGAAACTCTAATTGTTCCACTATCAAACTCCTCTTTTTTAAGAGACTTCAAGAACTCATATTTATTGCAAATCATCTTGTTGACCTTCATACTTTGCTTTTAGCCTAGCAAGCTCTGCAAGCTCCTTGTTTCTGAATTCTTCTTCCTCTTTTCTTTGCTTTGTCCTCTCAGCTTCATCAAGTTCTTTATTGAGCGCGTCATAATCAGTATTATCAAGCTCGTATTTTTCTAGGCTATACGCATCACACATATACTCATAGTCGCTTGGCTGTGTTCTCATATGGTATTCCATACACTTCTCTGCGTCTTCTTCATTTGTAAAATAGCCAACGCTAAACTCACTATCGTAATCACCAAAACGAACAATATAAATAGACATAATCAACCTTATCTATTCAAGAAATATTACCACATTATTATCTTTAGTGCTAGTGCAGCCAATATAATCTATGTATTGCATATCATATTCACCATATGGATGGTCGTATGTTGAAGCGGATATAGGCACACGCACAACAACATCGAGGTTTGGATATTTCAATAACTCTTCTGCAAGCTCTTTCGACTTCATTATAACGCATTCTTTCTTTAAAACAGGTTGTAGAACAGGGCTGGTAGAGTTCTCTTCCACTTGCCGTTCTTATACTCATACCCATTCATATAAATCTTATCACCGATAATACTAACCGATGAACGCTTTGAGTTTGATGGGCATGTGGGAAGTTTTTTGCAATCGATGTATACCTCGCCACCATCTTGAACGATACAATGCTCTGTGTTCATTAAACTAACACCACCTATACTCTAAAGAAACCAAGCCAACAACGGCATCGTGTTCCCTCTTTAATAGTGCCACCATCAATCATCTCTTGGCTTACCATGTATCCCTCTTCGATACCGTCAATAGCCCAAGGATTAGTCTCATATACATAAACCACTTGACAATAGAACCACTCAGAAGGATTCTTAGGCTTTCTAATCTTCTGTGTCTCTGTGTCTACGATGTAGATATCATTATTCTTAATGTCTTCACCAGCTATGTAATCCTTTATGACTCCACCATGAGTAAGAATTGGCGGCATTTTATCTCCTTAAAATCAAAAACGCTGTCGCAGATTTAATACAATTGTCTTTGTCTTATCGTCTGCATATCCATCTACAGGACAGAAGTGCAATGACTCTGGATGACCCAAATCATGACTACAATTGTCATAAAAATCATAATCCCAAATAAAGCTTGTGATTTCGTAATCTGGGTATCCTATCATTAAGTTCATTAAATCTCTAGCAGTCATTACATTTTCTTTCTAAAGACTCTAAATTCAATTTCGTACTCTCGACCAGCTTTGCCCTTGTTAATAGCTTCGCCCTTAAACTTTAGCACGCCCTTGTCTTCACCAACATAAGTCACACGCTCTTGCATATCGGGATTTGGATATTGGTGCAGCACTTCTCCGTACTCGCTATTAAGGTCATGCCCCTTCTCATGGAACACAAAGTAAGAAGCGTCTTCGACACTCTTAAAATAAGACGTTTTCAGCTCATCCTTTTTATATTCGCCGATAACATCAACGACATAGACATACTTCTCAAAGCTCTTGACAGTATCAACCATCTTGTTATCAATATAAAATGCAAGCTCTGTCTCTGGGTCTACGATACCGTTTTTCGTATCGTATTCAGGTGATGATAGCTCAACGTAGATGTTTGTGTTAGCTTGCGACAGCCACATTCTACCGCCATGACACAAACACATCTCCCACGTAATAGACACTGGCAGACAACCAGCCTTGACTACGACCTTATAGGAGGATGCTTCCATAACAATAAATCCAGCTTCTTCTGCTTTCATTGCTATAGCCAACATGACTTTATCTTTTTTAACTAAATCAAGAGTAGTCATTATAATTCCTTAATCCTCGTCTGGAAGATACACGTCAATCGTATATCCAGTACCATAATAACCATTGCCATCCGTACCATATACATTAAGCAACTCTGTTGTCATGCCGTCTGCGATAACGAAAATCTTATAGTGTTCATAATAACAATCATCCTCGAACTCTTCAACGAATTCAACGTTTGTAATTGCATTATTTACAGATGCAATATGCTCCAAATAATAATTACCAGACTCACAGCCGCCGCACCCGATGTTTGGATTAATCTGAAGCACTACGCCGTTATCGAGAACAAGATTGTCATAATCATCTACTGTAACTTTATGACCAAGCAGCAGCTCTTCAATTTCTTTCTCGTTGCATTCGCAAAGTGTTCTATCTTTATACATTGTCACTCCTTAAGGCGCTCAAATCCATGCCTAAAATCTTGCCAACCTCAAATGCCGCCATACAGGTTGCACATTTATACCCTTTACTAAAGCCGTCAATCGAGTTATCGCCTAGGCATCCACTACCGCATTCTTTTCCATAACGTCCTTTTACCCAGTTTTCAAGATGTTTAATAACATCAGACTCTTTCTTATTGCATTCGCAAAGCGTTTTATCTTTAGACATATCCATTCCTTAAAACAGATTTTTATTATCTAATCGCAGCTAATAGTTAAATTCCTTTTAGGCAAGGAATAATATGCTTCAATATCAACATATGGACTACAAGTACAAGCTACGACATTGCTATTAAAATAATTATTTAGAGCCTTTTTAAGAATTCCATCAAGTGTAACCTCATCAACAAGAATATTGTCGTATTGTATTTTGCCAGTTACAATATCAGAAATTAAAACTGGCTCTGGAATCTTGCATCCAAGTTTTGTAGCCGTACTTTTTATATTGTCAATCATTGTTTTATAAGCAACAACAATAGGATAACCAGTTGCTTCGCTAATATGAATTAATTGGGTTGTTTTACCCATGCCACGGTCTTTAATAATAAGTTTCATAATCAATCCTTAAAATGTGTACTTATTATTCGATGTCCATACCTAGAATTTTACCAATCTCAAATGCTGCGAGACTTGTGCCACATTCGAACCCGTCTTCAAAACAATCATATGAGTTACCTTCTGAACGCTCATAAGTCCACTCGCAGGCAGGTGCATTATAATTCTCTTTTACCCAGCTTTCAAGCTCCCAAATAACTTCTGGCATAATAGCTCCTTAGAATAAATATTTTAAAACTTATTATTTATCAAAGTATAAAAACTTAGGACTGAATGGCGAACTTGTTCTGTCAAATCGTTTGTCGTAAAACTCTTGAACCGTAGTACATCCTTCTTGTCTATTCGATGTGAATAGATTGTTACATTTGCAATCCGCACAGCCAGAACAGGCAAGAGCATTATCAAGTTGCTCTTTTGTATAATCAACGCCATAACGCATAAGCATCGTAGTATTGTTAAAGTCAGTATACTTCTTTACAAGCTTATCGCCACAGCAACACTCATTGGTTCCAAGATAATGCAAATCGTTGTCGGCAATACTATATGGAATATTATTCTTCTCAAAGTATTCAATGAACGGTTTATACATTTCCAATCTAATCTCTGAACGAAGATTAAGTAGTCCCATCTGTTTGAATTCTGACTTGTCTAGCCCAAGAGCATCAAGAAGAAATTCTTTATGCTCTTTATTTTGTGGAACAAGCTTCAATCCTTCGAGTGTAAATTGGTCTGCGTCCTTAAACATTTCTACGACTTCTAATGTAGTAACATTCGGAACAAATGGCTGGATTCTAATACCAACCCTAAACCCATTATTCTTTAAGTCTCTATAGAATTTATATCTCTTTTTAATATCAGGAACAGCAGGCTCAAGAAGTTTGTTCGAGTTCACATTCGTAACAGACAATTGAAACGTGTGCAAGTCTGGATTTAAATTTGCACCATATGTTGTATCGCTTTTCGTGCTGAAAAGAATAGAAATGTTGTACTTATTACAAATATCAATCATCTGTTCTGTAATACGATACTTTTTTTCTACTGGTTGAAAAGGGTCTGACATGCCACCGCAATGCCATGTAGTACCATTTACGATAAGAGTCTCAAGAAAATTATTCTCCTTCACTTTATTCAAATCAAAGATTCTGTGTAACCTTTTTTCTAGAGAACTCAAATTAGCAACCTGTAAACTCTTTTCAAATTCACATATAACTCTGCTGTTTGAAAAACAATACTTACAACCAAAACTACAATTCTTATATGTATCAACTCGAATTGGCAAACCACAAATTGCAAACTTACTACTAACATTCAACGGGTTAAATGTTTTCATTTGACTACAACCCCCATTAGATATTATCTAGCCAAGACAAATCTACTTCATCAGTATTATTATTGCATATATCCTGACTAGTTACAACATCATTTTTAGAATCCCCGAGAAGACCGCCGAACATATCTGCGCCATTCTTCTGTGCTTCTAGCTTATCTAGGTATTCCTTGTATGGCTTATGTAGGTTTGCAGAGTATCCCATTAATGTCGAGAAGTAATACGACTGCGCTTTAACATCTTCCTCAGAATCCCAAAACGCGGCATCGCTCTTAGTCTCTTCGTAGTCCTTCTCACGCATATTGATATCTTGAATGGTAGATACAATCGTATCAGTCCACTTATCAATTAGCTCCTGTGTAAACGGAATGAATACATGGCAATCTGTAATCACATACTTATTGCGTACATCATCTGGTAACACGTCAAGACTATTGGTATCAATGAGGAGCTTCAGATAATCTTCAATCTCATCATCTGAATACCCGTCAGCTTTAAGCCACATCTTAACATTTGTCTTGAGACTATCGCCAAGCTTATAGCGCTCAACCTGTCGCTCTTTTACTGCGCCGTTCTTCTGATGATACTGTACGTTACAATACTTCAAGAAGTTAAAGCAAATCTTTACCTTATCAAGTGGAATACCAGCTTGCACTAAACCCAATCCGTATATGGTTAGCTGCCCTGAATGCTCTTCAAGCGTCTTACCCTTGTACATAGAACTGGTCTTAAAGTCTATAATGTTATAACAACCATCATCGTCCTTGAACAATGCATCGATATAGCCGACAAATACATTATCGCCAACCTGTGCAATTACAGGCTTCTCGATAAGCAGTTTATGCTCATACTTAATATGGTTTTTAAAGAAGATTTGCAGGTCTTCCTTATACTTAGCCTTGATACTGGCATCATGCTCTTCATCATTACGGTCAAGCTTAAGGTCTGCAATATCAATAGCAGTAAGCCAACCGTCCTCGAACTGATTAATCATATCTTCATATGAAATCTGCCCCTCATAGAATGCGTCTAGAGTGTCGTGAGCGATGGAGCCAAGGGAAGTATAACCACAGTCTGTTCTGTCCTCTTTTACATGCTTAACATACTTAAGGTAATACTCATAATGTGAAGTCATAAAAGTATTTACACGACTCCATGAAAAGATACGTGATACGCCGTACTTCTTTTTGATTTTATCAAGTTCTTCTTTTGATAAGCGTGCCATTAATACAACTCCTTTGTGATGTATTCAAACGGATAATTATTCTCTAGGCAAAACTTCTTAGCCTGTTTACGTTTGTTGAAATAATATTTCTTTTCTGGAACATAGGCTTGTGTTTCTTTTGGCTCAATGCCTAAGCACATGCCATACTTTTTTGTACTAAAAGAAATCTCTTTCTTTGTATGTTCTGGAATCGTCACGACATAAAATGTATCTAGTTCCATACCGTCTCCCTATAAAGAAATAGCTGCTTAATACGCAGCTATTATTATATCACAATTATTCTTTTATACTTCCAATATTTTTGTTACTTCCAATTGCTATTTGGAAGTAACATTTTTATTGGAATTGACCAAACTTTTAAAATCACGATTTTAAAGCTTTTTTCGTCAACAAAACCGCAGGTCAGAGCGTTGTTTTATCGCACTTTCTTGTCAATTTCGTGCCATGCCGCAATATATCGGCCATCTGGCTCATTATACTGGATAGACTCGCTAAACTTATAAAGATATGCGTTAGTCGGGCTACCCATAGACACATATGCCGCTTCATTCCAGACTACACGGTCAACGAAATCAAGCGCATCCTCGGCATGTGTGAAATAATATACTCGCTGCTCCTGCTCATACCAAGGAGTATCCTCGTCCTCGTCTGTCCACCAATCAAATACAACTTTATATATAGCCATATCAATTCCTTTCTATGAATCCTCTAACATCTTCAATGCGTTTGGCATCTCGGCAATGGTGTCTTCAATCACATTGCCAACCAAGCCTTCAAGCTTATTGTCAACCATGTCCTTAAGCTTAAACTTAAACTTCTTCATCCAATAATTTTCAATTGCAGCTACGATTTGACTATACATAGTCCACTCTGGCTCATCGCAGCCTTCCATGTGGTCAAGCGCCCAAGTGTAAATATCTTCAATGTCCTTTTCGCAACCAAGCTCCATCATATTCTACACCTCTTTCTTTAACCACTTACGGAACTCGCCTGAACAATCATCACATAAGTCAAGTCTATCTTCTATACTATCCCATAGGCAAAACCTATCAAACAATATACATGTATGATGATAAAACCTTTTACCTACATTGTATGGTACTTCCTTGCCACACCTATCGCAGATTATAGTGCTTTTCTTACTCATCATAACCATCTTCTTCATACCATTTATCCAAAACATCATTATGCTCTTCTGACATGAATGAATAAAAGGTACATGAATCAAGTCCGTCTAGGTCGTTATCAAAACCTATGCTCCACAGCTCATCGACATACGGTTTGCATCTATCGCACTGATGAAACGTATACATCTCATTATAACAGACTAGATTCTGAGCTTCGTACTCTTCACCGATTTCAATCTTCTTGCCGCACATATCACACTTATGCGGCTTGCGAGCCTTCACGCGGTCAATGCTTACAATTTCCATTATCGCACCGCTCTATTTATTGCATATATTTCTTTCGGCACTCTATGATATCGTGCATTTCTTTGTGCATTTTTCGAAACATACGCAGCTCATCGTCTCGAAACCCACCGTATGATGAAGCGTCTGAGATATCCATAAATTCATCTACAATGCCCATCATATAATATGTCATTTCCATAAACTGCTGAATATCATCTTTAATATAACTACCAGTCATATACAACATCCTTAATATAGTTCAAAAGAAGCACACGCATCGTCTTCGCCACTAAAATAATCACAGCATTCAATGCAATATCCCATGTCGGTTGCACAGATATCATCTGGAATCTTTGCGAACATCGAACACTGCTTACACTTCTTGTCGATGTAACCTTCATCGCTATTCCACGGTGCGTAGGGATCTTGTTCCCAAGTGTAGTCTGGATAGTTACTCATACTTATAATCCATTTCATTCCAATGATAGTAGTCAGCAAGGAAGTCATACAAATCATCAACGGTCTTGATGACATAGTGTTTAGCTTCATTACCATACTCGCCGAAACTTACAGTGTTGTTCACTTCACCGTATCGAGTCGTATTGATATACCATGCAATCCACTCATATTTGTCGCCAACAGAATCAATAAGTGTTTGGATTAGCGAGTTCTTAACGTAGCACTTATGACCATACTGATGATAGAAGTTCTCAACTTCTTTAATTGAATTCACTGCGGAAACAAAATCTTTTTTCGTAATCATTTCTGCCCCTTATTATCTGGATACAGCTTAAAGAATTCTACATGTGAGCCAACATCATATACCGTAGCACCATCATCGTCTTGCCAAACACGAGTATAATAAATGTGAAAGTCTCGTTCTCTACAGAATTTTTTAATTTCAGAATATGCATCGTCAGCCGTTGCAACATCTGCAATAGTTCGCTCATGCCCTCGGCTATTCTGAAATACGAGTTTCATTGTTTACCTCATTTCTTCTTAAGACCGTTTAAATACTTTTGATGTTCCGACTCATCATACTTAACTCGATGTTTAATAAGAAAATTATACACCTTATTTTCCGCATCAGCGGGAGCATCTTTATCACCGAGTAAATTCCATCGATCCTTCACATATGATACATTTCTAATATGATAGAACTGCTCACATATGTGACGTACTTCTTCTATTGGAACATCATTATCAAGAGCAATAATAACTTCGTTTACATTCAGTCCAATGATAATACGTCTTTGCTCATCACTTAGCTTCTTACCTTGAAGTGCAACACAAGTACCATCATTACGCGAATATCTTTTAAGAACAGACTTTTCAGACTCGCAAATAACTACAGTTTTCTTATCCTCAATCTCTTCTCTGTTCTCCCAAAGGCCATAAAGATTAAGACTTTTTCTATATGAAGCAGTTAGAAAGTATTTACGAATTCCTAGTTCTTCATAATTCTCAACCGTAGTTCTTTGATTAAAGCCAACAAGCGTACCATCAAGCCAATATCTAATAGGAATAACTACGCGATGATATTTATATGAATAGGCTAGTCCAAACTTTTTAGCAGCCCAAGGCATGACACCTTCTCGCAACCAATCAATATAAAGCAAAGGAACATAATCGTTAATAGCTTCTTCTTTAATAGCCTGTATCTCCGCTACGTCTACTATTGCCCTGTGTCTACTGATGACGTTCTTAAAGATAGCAAGAGGGTCTAACTTTTCTTTTTTTTCTTCTTTCTTATATGGCGTTAATTCAAGTCCGAGAATATTGTGAAGATATTTAACAGCGTCTACAAATGAACACTTCTTATTATATTGAACAAGAGAGATAATATCAGACACATCATTAAACTCACTCTCACGAGTCCAATTATGGATAAGAAGATACTTGGTATTATAGACATTAACAGCACCAGTATTATCGCCATTGTAATTAGTTGCTGAATAAAAATTTTTAGAGGAGTGATATTTAATTGACTTACAACCAATCTTATCTAGAACAAATTCAACTTTATTATTATTGAAGATATATTCTTTCAGAGAAGTTGTATCCATCTAAATATCACTCCTTTCGCGCTTAGTCACTTATTAAAGTATAGCACAATCGCATATAACATTAATAGCAAAATTAAAAAAACTAATCAGTAGTTTCTACATTATATTTCATCATTGCTTCATAACATCCACTAGTGATATTACCATCATCAAATTCTTTTTGAGCAACTTGTTTGATGACGTTTTCTTTATACTCTTTATATGCTTCAAATGCTTCATTTATAGTACTGAAATAACCACTAGGTCTACTAATATCTTCATGACCATTTCTATAATTTACAACATATTTATTTTTATTGGTTTTACTAACTCCTATTGGTAGTCCATTTCTAGACTTGTTGTTTTTAATAAATAAATTATTTACATGCATAGGGACAAGACAACATGTGTATGGACTATATATTTTATTACCTTTTTTAAGTATGTCTTTATCTAAGCACCATTTTTTATTATTCAACCATTTATCAAAATTATCTTGTTCATGTAACCACTCATAGAAATTTTCAAACAACAACCACTCTTTACAACACGTAACATCCTTATATGTTGAAAAAATTTTTTTGTATTTTTTGTCAAAACATCTTCTTAGCATGTCATACCATGCTAAATATTCTTTCGTTGTTTCATTGCCGTACCTTGTTTTGTATTTACTTCCAGTTGCCGCAACGCCATAGATTTTTGGATGATATGGATTTCTAACGCTGCCATTTTTAAAACTTTTATAATCAGTATGTACTAAATAATGATATTCATCCTGAAATTCTACAATCAAATCATTATTACCGTTATACTCAATTATCTTCATAAGACAACCACTTTTATTACAACGTTCTTCTCCAATTCTATCGTCATGTAAATTTACATTTTGAACGCTTTTTATTCCCATTATCTAATCCTATTAGTAGTCTACTGCCACCGTTGCGTATCCAATATCCTCATATCTATTAATTGAAAAGTCTGCTTCGCTGACAATCTGAATATCACTTTGTCCAAAACGATTCTTGCTTAAGAAGGTAATCATATAATGTTCACCTTTCTCAAGTTTAAAAGGAATAGTTGTGGCCTTATTCTCAGTTGGTTTTTTCCAACAATATAGTTCTTCCTTTTCACCTTCAAACTCAGATGGTAGCGGTCTTCTAAAGAACATATTGACACTGAATACGTCAAGAATACCCTTTGACACACCAATGTCTGCATTGGTAAGGTATTTGCTTTTGTTTTTTACAAGCTGATATGTAATAATCATACATGTATCGGTGTGCTTAATACAATCATAAAAATCAACACAATCGGTCATTAACGATTTCCACGATTCCTTATTGCGAGAATCGTAGCTCTCTTTCAATGTATCGAGAACTATAACATCAATGCCCATCCTTGTATATTTCTTAATAAGTTTGATTACTGTCCTTGCGGTATATTGCTCAAGAGGAACGATCGTAATGTTGTGGTTGTCTTTTTGACTTTCAAACCACTCAGACGCTTTATAAAGAGCTTCTTTTGTATCTTTATCAAAACCGCCGTCACGAAGAACGCGCTTTTGTACTGGATGTTTTAATACATTTGTGCAGTACCATACAAGTGCTTCTTTCTTAAATTTATTTTGATCTTCCTCATTAATAATAAAAAGAGCTTTAAGGTTATGCTTTACCATAGACGGGAAAATATAATTAATACTTAAAGTACTCTTGCCAACGCCCGATGAAGCGCCCATTCCAATAATGTTTCCACCAAGCATACCGCCAGTTTCATTGTTAAGAATTGAACAATTAGCAAATGGAATGCCAACGTTCATGCCTTCATCGAGTTCATCAACAAGCTCTCGCATACCTTCAAAGCCATTATACGACTTAACATTATTATCAATATTAGCAAAGATATCATTGAGATATACAGTGTACTCGGCGTAAATTTCATCGGCGGACATGTCGCATAGCTCACTAATACGTTTTTTATCACAAGGAAATCCACGCTTAATAAGTTTGATTACAACGTTCCATTTTCTGAGGTCAGTTACATAACCGTCAAAATTTTCAATATCAATGTACGCACCAGAATCTTCAATTGTCTGATAGCCACCATATTCATCATATTTTTTAGCAAGCTTAGGATGCTTCTCAAGATAAAGACCAATTGTAACGTCTGTTAAAACAGTCTTTTTCTCATTGATAACCAAATCACGTGCAATCTCAAAATATACACGCGATGCATTATTGTGAAATTCATTTAATTCTAGATTTGTTTGCGTTAGCAAATCTGGTTTCTTATAAAGCATCGACACAATAGATGCTTCTGCTCCAAGTTTATAATCTAGAACTTGCTCAGCCGCCTTCTTTTGCTGCTGCTCAAATGGAGTTAATTTAGTATTCTTTTCTGCCATACACATATCACCTTTATTACCACAAATCAGAAAACTTATCTGCCTTTACAGTTTGTTTCTTAGGTTTATATTGTGCCTCTTTATATACTGATTCAACAGCAGAAGTTCTAATTGCTTCTTCTTTTGCTTTCTCTACATTTTTCATACGGATATATACCGTATTGATATTGTTCTCTACAATTCTCATAACATAGTTAAACTTTGCAGACTCATCTTTAAATGCAATGCGTTCAACTGCACGCCCAATATCAGGCATTGAATATTTAAATGTGTTTAAAATAACCTTGTAAGAATAGTGGGCTTTATCTTTAATCTTTTTATTTGCCACTGCTTTACCGTCAACAAGACCCTTTAAACGCAATACAATGTATGGTGTCAATGATTGGTTCTTATCGTAGCCCATTACTTTTGAACGCACATACTCATAAAGCTCGTCCCAATCTGCAAGCTCTTGCTCTGTCATTTTTTTCTTAGATGTCTTAGCCACGGCGGAACCTCCTTATACAAAACTGCCCACGACTGTTATGTCATGGGCAGAACATTCAAGTCAATTAATTATCTAGCAAACTCAAGTCGATATACTTGTCTTTCCAATAAACAAAGTCTTTCCACTTTACATGCGGAATATTTTCGCCAGACCAGTTTGCAAAGCTCTGCCACTCTTTGTTGCTCTCATTATAAGTTAGGCCAATACAAAACCCAAATGTACCAACTCGAATATTTGGGAAAATCTTTGCAATCTCATCAGTTTCCTGAAAGCTGCTCAGCTTGCCACAAATAGGACAATAACTTACATAAGTATCACGCCATTTGCCAGCCACCTTATCATAAGACTGAATAATTATATTCTTATATTCATGTTTATGATTAGACTTCTTAGGCTTCTGCTTCTTCGTTTTCTTTAGCGGCTCATTGGCAGCATCATCTGAAATATACTCATACTTGTTTTTCAGGAACTCTTGCTTAAAATCAGAAGACATATAAACTCCTTTCGCTGAAGGAATATTCTATAAAGATATACTAGGAAAGAACAATGCCGTTCTTAGCCTTGTTAATCTTACGGCGTAGCTTGCGCATGATGCCGACATTCTCGGAGTTCTTGCCCTTACGGTTAAGTAGCATCTGATAGCGCTGCTCCATGACCTCAATAGACTGTGCCATAATCAAACCTTTCTTTAGTACGTACAACCATGCTGCATTTTTTATATCATGTAGCATGGTTGTACATTATATCAGAATTACTCAGAGATTAGAGCGAGAATCTTGTTTGCGTCCTCGACATTATCAATAGACTTGGGGTTATCATATCCAAGATTCTTGACAGCTGTAAGGACTGGCTTAATCTTTGCAATGTCAGACTTGTTCTCGGTAAAGAAATCAACAATCTGAAAGACTACATCATCCACAGCAGCCTGAGACTTAGCCTGCTCTTCCTGCTCGGCAACGCGCTTCTCAAGCTCCTTCTCCTGCTTAGCCTGCTTCTTCTTGGCTGTATCAAATGACACGCCAGACTTAGATTGTTCAGACTTAATTGCGTCTGTAAGAGCCTGAATAAATGCGTCTGCATTCATATCAATCTCTGGAATGATATTGGCGAAACGAGAACCAGAATCGACAGCGTAGTTATCGTCACGGAACTTAATCTTGCGAGACTCCGATGCGACCTTGTTGACAACCTCGTCCTTCTTAGTCACAGCATTCTTACGACCAGTCTTCTCCTTGATAACATCACGGTCAATATATGCTAGACCAAGGAAGTGCAGGTTCTTCTTGAGCGCGTTAAAATAATTCTGCTGCTGATCTGAAGTAAGAATCTGATAAGACTCACCAGAGACTACATCAGAAATCTCTTTCGTCTTAACATGCCCGATGATAATAGAAGCAACTCCAACATTACGAAGTCGAGCCATCATATCAAACATAATCTCAATGGCCTTTTTCTCACCGCGACCATAGCCAGACCACGCCTGATTAATGCTCTTTACACACTTCTCGGCATGTCCGCTATTGCGGCACTCCTTGTTCCACATATCGATTGACTTCTGTTCCGCAATGTCAATCAGGTGGTCATATGTATCGAAAATTACCGCCTTAAGATTGGGATACTCGCTAGTCTTATTCTCGATAATATCCTCACAAACATCAGCTAGACCAGCGCTGTTTGTAAGCTCATCATAATCCATATCCCACTCAGGACAGTTAATATAGTTAATTCCCTGAATGGCATCGGCTCCTCGCTCAGTGCCACACTCTAGGAACAGATAGCCGTCATCGCCTGCAAGCTTCTCACAAACCTCTTTCATAAGGGTAGTCTTACCAACTTTAGACTCGCCAAGAAGACAAATGTTATATGCAAGAGGATCTAAACGCACATTATTTTTCTTACCAAATGCCATATGTATTCACCTTTCTAAGATGTTAATTGAGAATGAGCGGGAGAGTTCAAACTTATCTCTCCCGCATATAACATTAATAATATGTATTACTCAAGAGCGTCAAGCCAAGACATATCCGAGTCATCCGAAGACTTCTCATCGGTATCAAATGGTGCATCCTCGTCATCACCAACGTTGACTACAAGCTCATCCTCTTCATACTTATCATCGAAGATTTGGACAACGGGAGTCTTCTCATCGCCAACAAGCTTAATCACTGGCTTCTGAAGAATCATACGGCGCTCACGAGAACCGCTTGCACTGCACTTGGCAAGTGCTTCCTCCTCAGAATAAAGACCCATATCAATCAGTTCCTTGACATCATCGGGAACATCATCCATCGTTGCGGTAACGGTAGCGCCACCCTCAACGAAGATACCGTCAAACGTCACCTGACGGACATTCTTCTTAACTTTGAAGAGCTTGTCATAAACCTTCTTGCAAAGCTCTGGCTTAGTGAAATCCATTGGGAACTCGAACTGCTCTGTGAACGGATACTGACCATTAATCTCAGTACCGTTAAGCTCACTCACATAATCAAGAACACGAGCGTTCACATACATAACGCCCTTGTCCTTGTCAACATCCTTAAGGCTTGCAGAATCCCTATCAAGAAGAACGGACTGGGTGAATCGAGCATAATACTTAGAAGGCTCATCAGCGCTGCTTAGGACAATGCTCTGGATAGTCTTACGAACCTGAACGGTATCGTTGTATGCGCTATACTGCAAACGACCCTTGACATTTACAACCATGCCGTCCTCAAGATGCTCCTGAGCATAGGCAATGGCATCATACTCACTAAGGAAGTTCTTATAATAAGTCTTTCCATTCGTGGTCTTCTCAAGACCGACAACGATGAATGAAAGGTCGCCGACCTCATCTAGAATCGTATCGTCAAAGCGGTCTTCCCAAGCAACGGTCATCTGCTTAGAGAAATCATCATTACCGTTATCGTCCTTGCCGTGGGCATAGATAATGTTCTCGCGGTCTGGGGAATATCCGCCAAACATCTCAGCGCGTACAGTACCATACTTCTCACCGCAGTCAATGTTAAGGCTCATAGAATTATAAACCCAAGAACTACGCTCACTCTGCTTGTCGATAGTAAAGGTATAATCATTTACCTTTACAGCGCCAACTAGAACAAAGTTTGACTTCCAGTCAGTCTTCTTAATGCCACTCTTCTCATTTGCCATCTAAGATACCTCCGTATATTTATTAAGGCATATAACATTAGTTATTATATCATAAGTACAAACTAATCTAGCAGATAATCTAAAAAATTTTTACATTAGTCTACATTAGTTTTACATTAGTTTATTACGCCATCAAATGCTGACATGCAACATAATCGATAAGCTCGTCAAATGTATCGCACATGCGCGTTGTACATTCAACCAGCCAAGGATGCAACTCAACGTTATCCTCGTTCAATCCAGCAACGGGAATACGATTCTCCTTGGCGATAGCGAGTTCCATAGCTGTGCCGATTGACTCAGGCGCGTTAAAGTTCACAATAACCAAGTCAGACTTGCGAACATTATAAGTCTCAAGCTCAAATACCTCGCGCTCACTCTTATGAATTTCATCATCTACAGTGTAGTGCATCAGTGGATTGAAGAACATAGGCATATAATCATACCCATAAAAATTAATGCTCTCAAGAATCTTATTGCGCACATCCTTGCGCCACTGCCACTGCTCATCGCGGCTTAAATTACTTATGCCACCTGCAAGATAAAGCAACTTACTTTCCATTGACACCATCCTTAATAACCTTAAACATATCGGCGATATCATTCATCAAATCATAGCGCTCGGTAGAAACAGAACTCTTGGCAAACTGTCGATTGACTGCATCTACATACATAGTAAATGACCCATCGTCTCCCATATAAAAACTGGCGTAGTCTTTCTCGCTCATAAGACGCTTAGGCTCAAGCTGCTTAATTGCAAGGTTGTCAAAGCTAATGCACTTGAACCAACCATCGTTCACAATCTTGGGTAGCATATCATAGAACTGGTATTTTAGAGAATCAATTTCTCTACCGCACTCATCATACAGAGCCTTGCCACGTCTAAACTCCTTGTATCCAAGGACGAGAATCTTCAAATCGTTATGGGCAAGCGCTTCTAGACTGTCCATATGTACGATGCCATTGATAACATGGACAACGGCATTGGGGAACTGCTTGATTGCGTCAATGCAATTCTTATGGCGACCACCGATATATGAAATACCAAGACCATAGATTAGCTTCTTGTCCGTAAGCTCTTTCAGTAGGTCGATATTATGCATAAAGTGTACTTGATTTACAGTCATGCTTGCGATAATCTTGCGCTCTTTAAGACCCTCAAGGAACTCAATCAAGTCTGGGTGTGTCAGAGGATTGCCGCCACCGATTGCAATTTCACTATATGGAAACATGGTTTCGATAAACGGAAGGTTGAGAATGTCGCCATGCTTCCCATCAGGCGTTGAATTCTCGTGGCACATACCACATTCCATATTGCACATGTTAGTAATCTTAAGGTCGATTGACTCAGGCTTGATTGGGTTAAATGAGTCCTTGTCATTCCACCTTATTTTAGTTCCGTCTGAGAACATAGTACAGGTATAATCATTGTTCTTATAACTGCCAAGAATCTTCATTACTTCTCCTAGCGATAGCCATATGCTCCGAATACAATCATATCATCACCAGACGGAGTTGTAAATGGTGTCTCATACTGCTCTAGTTCATCATTATATCTACACCAATCATCATATGTATAGATACCCAAGTCCCACAGTCTTGAATCTTCGCGCCTAGACTCAACCTCGTCATCATCGCTATGCTCTAGCATATCAACATCAACAGGAGTATACCACTGCTCATCTTTGTATTTCTCTTCATACTCCTGTGCGTACTTTTCGATAGCCTGCTTTACTGTTTCTTTATCATAGATTCCGCTTCCAACACCATCAGCAAAACAATGATTGAAAGAATAGCCATATCCATCACCATCAACAAAATAATATTCGCCATTATGACTAGAAACCCATTTATTAAAATCGTCTTGTGTCATAATACATAGCGAATGTGTTGAGCTTGAATTAGTTTCGAACACACCAGCACGAATCTGAATCATTGTACAGCACCTAGTTTCCCTTATAGAAGTATTCGTACTTCTCTTCATCGTGATTTGGGTTTGGCTCTTCCCAGCTATTGTGCCAATCAGAATCCCACTTCCAGATAGTAGGCTCTGCGGCATTGCACATCATGCCACCCTCGTCATTGTCATTGCCAGTATACACATGACTATCGCTAAAGAGATAGCGAATCAGCATATCGTCATTGTCAAGCACTGCATGTACGAACTCATATGTATCATATCCGTGGTCGATATAGCCAACATCAAGCTCGTCCCATTCATTTCCATCACCATAATCATAGTGAACTGTCTTGGGCTTTTCAAACGTATAGGTGATACCATGAGCATCGAGAATATCCTTTAGCTTATCGAGAAGCCCGTCTTTGCCACTACGGTCAAGCTCATAGATTGCCGTGTATAGATAATCCGCTACATCGGCATCTCCATTCTCCCAGCCAAACTCTCCAAAATGAAAGTCAACATGGCAACCATCTGCATCAACAGGTTTCTTGGAGATACAAATGCTGTGCGTACTTGAGCTATTAGTCTCAAATACTCCATTGCGAATCTGAATCATATCAATCACCACTCATCCCAAATACCATAGTCTTCATTCCCATACCTACGAAGTTCATCTTCCTTGTGGGAAATCTTACAGCACGTATATGATACCACAATTACCGCCACCATAACGATTGCAATTACTATCATGCTGCACCCACCTCATTTTTCCAATCAAAATCATCAAATACATTGCCAATGACCTCAATGATTAGATTAATGTCTTCGCCAAAGCTATAATACTTAGAATGCTCCCAGTCAAACATGAAATAAGAAGCACGCTCTTCGACATATGCAATTTCGACAGTAATCGTATTGCCATCCTCATGTCCTTCTTCCATGTCAACTGTACAGATATCGCCTTCATATAGCTCGACACCATGTTTATCCACAATTCCTAGGCTTTTGTGGAATAAGTACCTATCTTCAGGCAATTCCTTCAATTTTTGCCATCCGAACACAGCGTTTCCGCAGGTCAGAAGCTTGTTTTCTCCGCATGAAATTAGAATTTTATCGGGATCTGCCCATTCACGATTTTTTAGATCGAAAACCCTATATGACATATAAAAACTCCTTTAGTGTGCGGCCTTATCTGCTTCATGTAGAATCATAACACATTGCATGAAATAATCGCCCCACAATTTTAGATATTTATTATACATTTTTTCGTTGTTGTCTCTCTCCCATACGTATGGCTTCATATGATTTGAGATAAGGGCTGAAACAAATAATGCGTTAATACCAACAGGATAATCAAAGAATAAACTGTCATACGCTCCAACATGTTCGTGCGAATAATATCTACAACGATCAATTGGTAATATTGGCGATATTTTTTTCTTAAAAACTTTATTCTCTGTAATATACGCCTTATTGTTTATTATTCTTGATACCGTTGCCGCATCTACACCAAACATATCTCCAATCTTTTTATTGGTATAACATGCATGTTCTTTAACAAATTTAATTGACTCAACTTCACCAAATGAAAGTTTACTTTGCCATTTATCAAAACCAGAAACGTTTCTATTTGGATTTGTTTGAAATGCATGATTTTGATTTTGGCTTCTTGTACACCACTCTAAGTTTTTATAAAAATTATTTGATTTATTTGAATCAATATGATTAACATCAAGTTTCTTATATTTTTTTAAACACTCTGGTATGTCCAAAAAATGTTCTGCTACAAGTCTGTGTATATAACAGCGCTTCTTTCTTGTTTCGCTCCCCAATGTAACGCTTAGATACCCATGTCCATTATCTCTGCCCTTTAATACCTTATTTGTTTTAATATTTTTTACATTGCCATAATTTGATATAGCATATAAATCCTCAAAATCATGTATTGGAACATAAATCTCTACGTCTTTTTCCATCCTTGTATATGGCTTTCCAACATCGTGCAATAGTCCAGCATAATAAAGGGTATCGTTATCTTTAAGTTTGTTAGCAACAGAAACACAATGCTCACCAAGAGTTAATGTATGATGTGGATTATCTTGGTCGTAATCCATATAACTATTAATCCACTCGTCAATATCTTTTCTTTTATCGTTCCAGTGATGAATCTCAATGTCATCCCAACCTTCAAACCAATAAGGAGTTTCCCATTGTTTATACATGCGCTCAATGACATAATCTGGTACGTACCTGTCTCTATTCGCATTATTCCTTAGACATTGCTCATATGGAGTAGCGGCAATGATACATTCTTTACGACAAGGGATGCGGTTTAGCTCTTGTAGGAAAGCAACGCGCCTTTTAGAGCTTAAATTGCAAGCATCATAGATAACATTATTACCTTCTTTTAATGCCGTCTTGATACGCTTATGCAATTCCACAAACAGCTCATGGTTATGAGTTTGGTCGTTGATATCTAGATAAAGTTCTTCTCTTAATGCATCTGAGCTGAATACAATATAATTATTTTCCATTGCTAGATTATAAGCAATGGTGGATTTACCACTTGCGGGTAAACCCACCATACACACTAGCACTGGCTTTGTGCTAGTGTCCATTTATTCACCAGCTTTAAGCAAGAATTTGCGGGAAACGTTCTTGAAACTGCGCTGTCCATCCTGACTACGATACACAAAGCCCTCGCGTAGACACTTCTTATTGATTACACTCTTGCCATCAGCAGACTGCTTGAACTCCTCAAAGTCATCAGCATCGGGCAAGATATAGTTATCATCAATAATAGGCACGAATGGAATATCGTACTCGGCTAGAATCTTCTTTGCTTCGACAGAACCAAGGCGCTCTCCGTCAAAGATTAAATTGAAGGCGGCAAATCGGCGCTCATCAAGCTTGTACTTGTTGCCCTGTACGGACTCACCATACGTCTCACCCTGTAGTACAACATGCTTATGGTTGCGCTTCTTTGCAATGTCCTTAAGAGCATCCTCGACATTGTATTTGAATGCCATTTCCCAGTAAACGTTTCCGATGCCAGACATATCAGAAACAAAGTTCTTCTGATCTGCATCCATCTGGCGAACATTACGTGAACACACACCGAAATCAGGCTTACGACCAGTCAAATCAAGGAAGAATGTAGTCGAAGTGCCATCAATCTTCTCGGTCACGACATAAGGATTCTTATCCTCAAGCATGAACATGACATTCTCAATGCGGTCTTCATCCGTCTTCTTAATCCACACAGGCCAGTTCTTAGGATTATCCTTCTTGCGACCAAAGAAAACGAACAGCAACTTGCGACCCCATGCACGCTTCATCAGCCACTTCCACCACTTCTTCTTTGCGAGCTTGGTATTACGTGCGCACATATTATTGTACTTGGCATTGGGATTAGAATTAGCCTTACGAGCATTATCCTCGGCTACATAATACTTAATACCAAGCAGATTTGTCACGTCCTCGTGGATAGCATACTCCTTATTATCTGGAAGAATGCTCATCGGAAGAAGCAAACCCTGCGAAACTACATTAAACTTTCCGAGCTTATAGGTCTTTACCTTAAACTTCTTTGGGCGCAAAAACTCAGACCACTCTGTCTCTGGTAGCAAAGAATCAATCTCAAAGAAGACAGCCATGTCGCCAGCATTAAACTCATGCTTGCGAATAATTACGTTCCAACCTCCAACATGAGCAAGCTCAATGTTATCAGCCTTTTCAATTGGCGTGATACTATCAACTGTTACAGTATATGCAAGCATACGCTCGCCGTTTTTGTCTAGCATATCGAACCTTTCTACTATGCTCAACCTGTTACCGTTATATTATAGCAACTGTTTTAGTTTCAAACACGTCAAAGCAACGGATTTAGTTGCTATTCCTTATAATCTTCATAATCTTTACTACTTTTTCAACAACATAATCAATGGCTTCATATGTAATATCAGAAGAAATCGTAAATCGAACAGACATTGCCGCTTCTTCATCCGTCAATCCAAGAGCCTTGAGTACATATGATGGCTTCTTAGAATGACTATTGCAGGCAGAACCAGCACTGCACTGAATATCATCTAGGTCAAGCATATATAGAAGTTCTTCCGAGCCAATACCTTCAGGCAACATTACATTAATGTTATTTGGCAGTCTATGAACAGAAGCGCCATTTAGCTTGCAGCCATTTCTCGTAAGCTCGTTAATAAAATAATCACGCTTTACAGATAACGCCAGCTTGTCTTCCATTTCCTCAGATGCGAGTTCAACGGCTTTCGCAAAGCCGACAATACCAGCAACATTTTCAGTGCCGCCGCGTAATCCAGCGTTCTGGCTACCGTAGATAATGGGCTGAATCTCAATGTCTTTTTTCTTGTATAATAACCCAACTCCTTTAAACCCTCCTTCCAATTTATGCGCCGATGCACTTAACATATCAATTCCCATAGCCTTAACATCAATGGGAATCTGTCCAAAGGCTTGCGTTGCATCCACATGAAGCACGCCACCATACTTATGGATAACATCCGAGATAGCTTTAATGTTTTGAATAGTGCCAACCTCATTATTTGCCAACTGAATTGACACAAAGATATCATAATAATCAGGCTCTTCGCGGTCTTTAAATACAGACTCAAGCTGCTCCATATTAACAAAGCCATCTTTGTCAACATCAAGATATGTTACGTCACAATAATAAGTTGCATTACCAAAACGTTCCATAGCATCAACACATTCCATGATTGACTTATGTTCAATCTTGGTCGTGACAATTGAAGTAGTAGAAATATCCATAACGCCAGCAAGCAAATAGCCCTGAATAGCCCAGCAATTTGATTCACTTGACCCTGATGTAAAGAAGATTTCATCTGTATCAGCGTTGATAAAACCAGCAATAGACTCACGAGCATTATCAATTGCACGTCTAACTTTAACGCCATTGCTATAGATTGAAGACGGATTATAGAAGTTGTCAGTTAAATACGGCATGACAGCTTCAAGAACTTCCTTATTCGGCTTAGCTGTTGCTGCTGAATCAAGATATAATTGCATACATTAACTCCTTAGCAATATGGAGAATAGCTCCGACTAGTATTCTATCAGAATACATATTATCAAAGCCATTCTCCATATAATCTATATGTATTCTATTGTTTAGCACCAAACATTATTGAGATAGTCATTGCGATAAGGGCTGTGACCACGATGATGGCGCTTGTAGTGTGCCAAGTCATCGAGATAATCATCAATATAATCTAGATAATCATTGTAAGTCTGAATGAGCTTATCCCAATACTCGTCATCCTCATACTTCTTATCCGTGTGCTTTGGCTTATCGCCCTTCTCTTCCTCAGCGTCATCATCATCGCCGTCAAACAGGTCGCAATTCTCGCAATCGCCATCACACTCTAGGTCATCTGTGTTATCAGCCTTATCATCATCAAATGAAACACCATCATGATACAGCTTATTCTGTAGCAGATAACCCTCAAGCTCCCAAAGCTTCTTCTCGATATTCTTCATACAAATATCGACACCCATATCCTCGTCATAGTTGGCAGGGTCAACACAAGAAGAAGACTCAACAATTACAAATCCATTGGGCAGCTTACATGCTACAATAGTACACTTGTCAAATGCGGTAGTGACAGCGATATCACAACTCTCCATAAGTTCATCTACAACGGCCTGAGTTACAGTATTCTTTGTACGTGCCATAATAAATCACCTTTCTATTGGCATATAACCTTAATTATAAGACAGAAAATCAATAGCTTTCGTGCCGAGTCTTTCCACAGTCCTAGTGACATTCTGTCTTGTACAATCCATTGTATCACTAATCTCTTGATGTGTCATCCCATTTAATAGACATGATAGGATATATTTTTCATTGTCGCTTAAACTTCTGACAAACTTACTCACCATCATGTTACCGAGAACTCGTTCATCAAAATCATAATCAATTAAAGCGTCTGGCAAATTGTCATCGAAATCTTCCAACGAACAATCACCAACATGATCGCACTCATAATCCGCATCTGATATCTCAATATCAAGACAACCATAAAAACCATAGTAGCGATCATCGCTCTCTACTGTCTGTTCCTTAAATGGCATTTCCATATATCATATTCCAACTTTCTTTTAATCTATTTACATCACAAAGAATCTTCCATCAGAAAATTCTGTTTTATTCTTATGATATTATATCAGAAAAGTAACACAAATGGAACTCTCTTCACAAAATAATTACACATCAAGTTGGAGATAGGCATAACCATTACTATCAGTATAATATATATGCCTAATACCAAGGCTTTTTATCGCGTTCATACAAGCAGGACATGGCTTTGCACACGCCATTTTAGTGTCGTTCATCGGTCTATAGATATAGATACTAGCCTTATCCCATCTCACATTTATTCCGACAGTATACGAGATTGAACATATTGCAGAAATCTCCGCGTGTAATTTATCTGGGGAATATACATCTGCATTGTTGTAATCCCTATATCTGTTGAACTCCTTTTGCAAAGGATGGGTTTTATTACTGTTACATCCTCTACCTATGATATGCCCCTTATATGTTATGACTGCACCGACATGTTGCGAGCGTCTTTTATACGTGCTTTTCATTGCTTCTTTATGCGCTTCATTGAACATTCGCATATCGAACTTCGAGAACTTCACTTTAACCCTTAATCATATAGCCTATGTTCATTTCTTGCTTTTGCATATTCATCCTGCGGATTATATCCGTCAGAATAATTGTGTGTTAAATGCCATCGCTTACATATCTTACACTTATATGGCATCAATATGTTTCCAGAACTATTAAATATCTTCCTTGCTGCACACAAAGCATCGTATCTACACGAGTATACCTTCTTTGATTTACAGGTGTTGATATTCTTTCCGCGCACATGTATAAAGTTTGGACAAAGAAATGACTTATCATACAATTTAGTTGTGTCCTCAATCATATCATGAGACGTGTTATCATAGCCACAAAGAACAGAACTTCCGTGTTCTTTAATTCTGTTTTGACATACCGTGCATATGAACGTAGGCATATATATTCTCCAATACATTTGCTTTACGTATATATTATATCATCTCGACATAAAAAAAGAGGGTGTATCCAAAAGGACACACCCTCTCTACATATATTAAACACAATTGCTTTCGCGTTAAGATTTCAACGACATGTCGTTTACTCTCACATAGCCGAAACTATCCGTCTTTCATGGTCAACCCTAAAGTTTCCAAGGCATGTACATTACTTGCCAGTGTTAATCATTGGAGTTGAGCCATTGGGAACCACGACAAGATTGCCTTCCTTGCCAATATCCTTTAGCGCTTCGATATAATGCTGCTGCAACACCTGCTCATTAAGGCTCTGTGCAAGAACGGCGTTTGCATCTGCTTCACCCTGAGCTTCAATCTTCTTAGTCTCAGCCTGAACCTTGGCAGTCTCCTGCTCATTCTGCGCCTTCTGCTTTGCCACCTCAGCTGCCTGAGCCTGTGAATAGCTATCGGTAATAGACTCAGGATAGCGTACATCCTGTACGCTTACCTGCTCAACAGTAAGGCCAATCTTATTCCACTTCTTAGTCAGCGCATCCTGAACAGCCTTGGTAAACTGCGAGCGATCAGTCAGCATGGTAACAGTATCAAACTTACCAGAAACCTCACGGGTAACAGCGCGAACATCATTGGAAATATACTTCTCAACAAAGCTTTCCTGCGTGCCATACTCAGAATAAAGGCTAAGCGCTGAATCTGGATTCAAGCTATAGTTGACCTGAATATCCACGTTGGCACTGGCACCAGACTTATCATTGATTGATACCTGCTTACCCTCATATGAGCCACCATCAACCTTGTAATCGGTATCGCCATAGAAATTGATAAGATTGTTGCGTACATCATACGTAATAACATCTTGCCAAGGCATCTTGATATGGAAACCAGCTTCAGAAGTTGAATCGGCAAGAGAACCACCGAGATTACGAATTACGCAAACCTCACCAGTGTCCTGTGTATAGATGCAAGAACCACCGATAAATGCAAAGGCAAAGACAATACATACTACTGCAACGCCACGAGCGCAAGTGTGCGCAAATTTTACAGTCTTAATATCCGTCTCGTTTTTAATATATGACTTCCCAAGAATATTGGTGTCCTCGACAGGTTCGGGAATCTTTGTGCGAATATCAAAGACAATGAATGGAATTGCAATAAGCAATGCAATAATTCCGACAACAAACGTTATCATACCAACCCTTTCTACGTACAACATTCAAACAAAAAACAGGATGCGTATTCACGGCACATCCAGAGGATCTGTTTTTACGGTGTTTCAGCTCACCAATTACTCCGTGAAAGCACTTGCTTATCTCCTAGCAAGAAGGCTTGCTATCCTCTCGAATAGCGTGCGGCGTTGCCTATTCTACCGCAAAAGATTTTTTTCGGGAAAATCTTAAAAACCACTGCCAATAGGGGCAGGTATTATATGGCGGGGCAACTGGCATTCGAAGCCAATACTTGATGAACAAGTACGTTCTGATTAGCAGTCAGACCTAACTCCCCGTTAGTTGTCTGCCCCGAAGGTGGGGTGCGTTACCAACTACACCACATGTCTTTTGTAAAATAACATAATCATAAGTACATGGCTACTTATTTTCCGTCTATACTGAGACACGTCTGGATTCGAACCAGAGACAGTTTCGCCATTATCATCCATGAGAATCTGGCTTTATCGTGATTATATCCACGCCCCCATTGTTATATAATGTCAACTATGACAAGAAAAAATCATGGAGCCGATGACAGGACTTGAACCTGCAACAGACTGATTACAAATCAGTTACTCTTCCAATTGAGTCACATCGGCAATTGTACAATTGATTGTGTGCGCCATGTAGGATTCGAACCTACGGCCTACAGATTAGAAGTCTGTTACTCTATCCAGCTGAGTTAATGGCGCACACAATCAATTGTTATATATAAAAGATATTATACCATATCTTGATATATCTGGTAGGGAAGAAGGGATTCGAACCCTCACGCTCTATGAGCAAGAGATTTTAAGTCTCCGATGTCTGCCATTCCATCACTTCCCCGAGTTTTGGTATCGGCTACGGGAATCGAACCCGTGTTTCCACCTTGAAAGGGTGATGTCCTAACCGTTAGACGAAGCCGACATTTGGTGCCGCATCTAGGTAACGCTCCTAGCCAGTCATAGACATTGGATTTACAGTCCAACCCTCGTCTTTAAAGGATTACTGCGGCAATTGGTGGACACAGTAGGATTTGAACCTACGACCTTATGCGTGTAAAGCATCTGCGCTAACCAGCTGCGCCATGCGTCCGTGGTGGAGTCGGTGAGAATCGAACCCACGACCTTGGGATTAAAAGTCCCCTGCTCTTCCGACTGAGCTACGACTCCATTATGGTGGGGGATGAGTGAGTTGAACACTCTTCTAGAGCTTATAAGGCCCTTGCCCTAACCGTTGTGCGAATCCCCCATAGCCATTATAATAGACGGTAACGTTCCATTGGCAGTGGCAAGATTTGAACTTGCATACAGGAGCTACCTGTTTTGCCCATTAAAGCATAGCGTATACCGATTTCGCCACACCGCCAAGTCACATTACCGTCTATGGAATATATACTTTTCAAGCATGGTCTATATGCTCTTATCGAGTACGATGACATCTCAAAAGAAGAGCAAATTGAACGACTACTCGACTCTGGCCTGCCCATTCTGTCGATGACAGATTCTGGAAATAAATCTGTTCATACCATACAACAACACGCAATGATAATATATACTCCATAGACGGTGGTAGCTTACTAAAGTCCTCACCAGCTACCAGAGGGGTCACTTATTTTAAATACCGTCCGCGCTGGCAGACCTTCCAACGCTACCGATTTTACGCAACGGTGTACGCTTAACAGTCCGCTTCCTCCGTTAAGACAAGGGGTAACATTACGCCGTTACCATGCGCCCAAGACTTGTCAGGTAGCTATCTCCATCGTAAACCTTGGGACTGAGCGTTGACGGAAAATGAAAACGTAAGTCAAATAACTCACACGCAAGGAACAACCGTTAAACCAAAACAGAAAGGAGTCAAAACATTTTCCGTCTACGGAATCGTACCGTACCATCTGCGTTAGTGAAATCAACCAAAAGACTAACACAGAATCGAACCTCGCTTTGTCGGTCAAGCAAACCAACGCGAAAGATTGTCTCAGGCCTTCGCCTTACCTTCATAAAACGTAGTGGTAATTCGGTAACATAGGAAATGGAGCTGAGACACAGGGAGCGACCCCATATCTTTCCATCCCGACTTTACGTCAATCTATGGCTGGATTGGCTACCAACAACTTTCACCCACCATTCAGCATATTAATCTTCTAATACAATCCAACTTTGGGCTACTCGTACTCGCGTCTGGTCTTATAGCTGATTACCAGCATCAATTGGACAACTATCTTATGGCACTCCAAGCGATTGGCATAGCTGCCACACTACCCTCTACTTGGTTCAATGGAATATATTCCATATCTATTGCGATAGCAACCAGTTAGCGATACCATTTTCTTGCGTTTCATCACAGCGCCGTGTCTGCTCGGTTGAGATTTTCCACCTCTTCTACCAGAAGCCAGTTACCTACATCTGGCAAAGCCTACCTATGGGGTATCCTCCATAGTGGGACTCCTCGAACACGCCCATGACCACGTGGAGTCGTGAATACACATGGTTGAAACAATCCTTCGCGTTGATTTCTCAACGCTGATACTCTATGTAAATATCAAGGTGCAACTGGAAACTTCCGTTTCTCTGTGTCAGATATTATAGCATCTAACTTTATCAGTTGCAAGAACTTTTTTGAACTTTTTCCATCTTCTTTTCTCAAGGTGCTCATCAGATTGATCTGCGATTTGTCCGCGTCTCTTTCTGACATCAACTATATTACATGGTGCCTATATCTATGTCAACAACTTTTTAGAAAATTTTGAAAACTTTTTTCGTAGCAGTCCGCATTGCATCAGCGGACTAAATATGTATCAACAAACATAAGCAATGATATTATAGCAGATATTTGCAATGGTAAAAAATATAGAACACCTAAAATCTTCCGTCAATTTAAACTGCACATCACAAACGCTGTCAAAAGAGAAATTTGAAATAGTAGTTTTAAAGCGATCATTCCGTCTGATTATCACTCTATCGTCCTCTAGAGAAGCTGTGACATTTTTTTCAGAAGACCTTAAAATAAATGTATATGGTCTTGCTATATATGTATCTATACTTACCGATTCAAACTCTATCTTGTCTTCGAGAACACGTTTAAGCTCGGTCTTATCGCCATTGGAAAATCCGTATTTACTATAGTCGAACATATGCAAATGCTCCTCTCAAGAAGTGTGTTGTGAAATATTTAGAATATAGCAATACTTCACAACACTAAGATATTAGCACCAAACCATATCATTTGCATCATATAAAATATTCCATCTAAGAAGAGAAAATATCTATATGCCCTTTGACCATTTCCCTAAAGTTCCGCACTGGCGTATCGCACATGCTGCGCTTCAATTCATCTGAAATTATTCCATTCACTTTTCTATCCTTGTTATTGTCCGCAAAGGCATCTTTGATATTTATTCCACACTTGTCTAATTCCAATGTTATCCTATGCATTATTCCACTCACATATATCTGTAGCGGCAACAGATTATATCCAACATAGTTCTTAGATATATTCCGCAACAGCCTGTAGTAGCTGAACCTATAAGAATATTCCGAACTGCCTTTGCGATTCTCCACCTTGAAACAGCTGTCTTCATGCAATCCGACTATTGGTATCTTGCATGTCCCATACCTGTTCCGTCTTTCCCATATATCAATTTCGCTCAGCTTAATCAAATCATCGGCTAATTTTTCCGATATAGATATATCATACGGCTCACCATTATCGGGCTTTAACGTTGCTCCATCCCACCATATATTTTCCGCTCTAAGGTTCTTCACAACGCTCATATCATCGTTATAGATACCTTCATATAGGCTTCTAAATAGTGTCTGTATATAGAATCCGTTATAGTCCTCATACATTCCTATATCATGGTATATCTTTTCAAACTGCGCATTGGAAATAAATTTCTTAGAAGCATTTGGTTTGGCTAATGACCAAAGAATATTCCGATCCAAGTCATTCAACATATATTCCATATCTTTATTGTCAAGATATTTGGCATACAAACCAAGGATATATATAATAGTCGTTATAGCCTTTGGGCTATTAGGATTCATTCCTAATATAATATTTTGCAAATCAACAGGTGTGCAATTTGAATAATCATATTCGCCTATAACACATAATGATTTAGCCACCTTTGCCGTGTTATCGGAATCAAATGTCTGTATAAAGTCATCAAAATTTTCCGCAAAGACAAGCGCTCCCTTCTCTTAGTTTTGTTTTACCACTCCAACACTCTTCAATATCTAAGATTATAATAAACAAAGGCGACTGTCAAAAAACAACCGCCTTATATCAATTACTTTG